AGATCCATCTTCATTTTGATGGATCTTCAAACTGTCAGCATTTTTCATCTTTATTAAATTGCTTACGACACTTCTTCACTTCCTTTAGTTCATCCTTGATTTGTTGATAAGCATCCTCAGCAGTGATCTTTCGTGCAAATTCCATAGCACAGATGACTTCAACACGGGTCCCAAAGTGCTTAAGTGCTTCTTCAAAGCAGTTTAGTTCTTCATACATCAGGTTTATCCTTAAGATCGTTAATTTGATTCTGTACGCTAATCATTTCAAGTTGAAGTCGAGCAGTTCTATCTTCAAGACTTTTTAACCAACCATGATACATATGGTCTTCATACTCATCTACAATGTTATGATCTAAATTGTATCTTTCAACTGCCCAGGTTGGGGGTTCTTTTGTTTTCCAAGGATAGAGTGCAAACTCTAACTCAGCAACAATACCCCACAACCATATTTGAAAACTACGGATCATAATTTACCACCAACAACTCCACTATTTACAACATAAGTATGATCATCAAGTGTACCATCTTGAAGACACTTAAGGTGCCAACGTGTCATGTCAATAACTACATGCTCTTCTAGTCCAGTAATAAAATGAGCGCCAAGAGGATTCTTTAGAATGCTGGTATGCATACCAAAGCGAGTCTTTTTAACATAAAAACAATCATCGATCCAGACAACATCTTCAGGAATATTCTTCTCCATGGTAGGATTTGGTCCCAAAGATGTTGCTAGAGTTGCCTTCTTTTTCTCAGTTTTAGTTTCAGAGGTCATATGCTCCCCATTGATTACTTCGATCATCGTAAATTGCAACCGTACCAGCGGGTGCATCTTCTGGAGCATCAATTACAGGTGCTCCATCTTCAGTAAGTTGATCGCGAATAAAACCGAAAGGTCCAATTTTGCCTTCAGATTCCATTCTCTTTTTAGTAACAACCATGGCAAGAGTTTCCATAATCTTCAGGATGTCTTCTGCCTTTGCACCTTCTCCAAGTTCTTTGGCAATGTAGAAATACTTATCAAAGAATTCTTTTCCGTGCTTTTCGTAGTCTTCTACGGTAATTGGTTGGTCTTTCATTGTTCTGGGTTGTATTTGTGGGGTTTGCGTAGTTTGGTGTCAGTAACTGCTCTGGTAGAACTATGCAGTTTTTTCAAAGCTTCTAGGACTTCTGGAGTTTCATCCCACTCCCAAGTCTCTCCTCCTTTGCCAGTAAAAGTTCTAGTAGTCATAGCGTAATCCACCTGTTATTTTGGATAGTCCAGTTAGTAACTTCTTTAATCCGTTCAGTTACGGACTTAGCAGGAACCCAACCGAGTTCCTTCATTTTATCACCATCCAGAGCATAACGCAAGTCATGTCCAGGACGAGAAGAATGGAAGTCAATTAGTTCATAATTCAACTCTCTTCCTTGCGCTTCGGCAATGATTTTTGCCAACTCCAGGTTGTTGAGTTCTTCCGCTCCAACAATGTTAAACTTAGGGCATTTAGCGTCACCCCAAGTACGTTCAAACTTACCCTCATAGTTCAACAAAAACAAAATTGCAGATGATACATCTTCGGCATGAATATAATGCCTAGACCCAGGAATAGTTCTAGTTTTGTCACTATGAACCGTAACGGTTTCCCCATCCCTAACTTTCCTAATAGTCATAGGAATATACTTCTCGGGGTGTTGACGTTCCCCAAACACATTCATTGTGTGGGTAATGTAAACAGGGAGTCCGTAAGTATTCTCGTAGGCGACAGCAAGTTCCTCTCCTCCTGCCTTAGTTGCGCTATAAGGATTTGTTGAGTTGTACCTGTCGTTCTCCTTATATTTAATGCCGTTTGGTGCAGGTCCAAATACTTCATCGGTGCTGAAATAAACGAAACGCTCAAGATTATCCTGAGTTCTTGCGAAGTCAAGGATATTGCAGGTTCCTACAACATTATCCATGACAAATTCCATGGGATAATCAATGCTACGATCAACATGAGAACCAGCAGCAAGATGCAGTATATAATCTACTTGTCCGATCTCATTTCTAACAAGTGGATTAAGTTCTGCTTTTAAATCATGATGAACAATACGAACACGCTTTCGCACTTCAGGATCAAATCCCAACATAAGATCGTGCAGACGGTTTAGATTACCACTATAATCGAGGCGATCTAAAGTAATAATTTCCCAGTCAGTGTTCTTGAGAAGATAACCAATCATGTGGTGGGCAATAAATCCCGCACCACCCGTAATAAGTGCTTTTTTCATTTTAGTTTACTTTAATTCGCCAGTAAGTTTCAATTCATGGATGAAGAATGTAAATGACATTCTACCCGTTTCTAGGTCAATACCAAAAGTGTTGCATGGTCCGTGAATACGATACCCATCATAACATACAAGACGATTATACTTGTTGTCAACTATGTCGAATTGATTACGTTCCCCATCTAGTATAGCAGTACCCGAACCCTCTGGAGGATCTGGAGAAAGATAAACTAATCCAGCACAAGGAAGTTCATCTTTATGAAACTTATCCTGATGAAAATCTGGCAAAGATGTTAATGCTTGATCAGGAAGAACATGATAGTAAGAAGTTATATAAGGTTCTTCAATCTTTCTTCTAGCGATATCTTGCGTATTACCACCATCAATGTTTACGCCATTGTAACCATTAAAATGTGGATACTCATAGTTTTTTAAGTCTAGAGCATCCCAAACATAATTAAGAACTTTATTAGTCATTTCCTGCAGGAAATCATGATGCTCTCCAGGAACATATATTAGAGGAATACTTCTATATCCTCTCCAACCAGCAGGTGCTTGAATATCAAGACCAGTACGATATGCTTGATAAAGTTCCAAACCTATTTTTCTAACAAGATCTGGATCATCAAAAAAGTCATCCTGTACTACATGTTTCATTTTAAACTTTCAAACACCTTTTCGATGTGCATACCTCCATGTATGTATCCTGCTACAATAATGCCTATTGCGAACAAGAAGCATACTACGAGTCCAGCAACTTGAGCAATTGGTGGCTCAAGGTCTGTTGTCGAGTTGGATTTTGTTTCTTCGTTTGTTGAGTTTGTATCGGTCAATGTACTTTTTGCGATTGTAATCTGAATCAAACCAACATTTACGAATTTCTTTACCCTCTTGATACTCTAGACGGTATGGAAACCCAGAATGAGGAAAAAGTTCTTCGTCAACTCTTTTCTTAATCATCTAACGTGGTGACCTCCAAACATGTAACGCATTCCATTCAAAATCTTGGACGCGAAAGCACCAAGACGGCGCGAGTTAAAACGTTCATACAAAGCAGTGCTGAGGACAGGAGCGGGTACGCCAAGATCCACAGCAGCGTGAACCGTCCAACGACCCTCACCAGAGTCTGATACTCCCCCATCGAACTTGCTAAGCTCTCTATCGTCCCGTAGAACATCAGCGGTAAGATCGAGTAACCAACTACCAACAACGCTACCGCGACGCCATAACTCAGCAACCTCAGGAACGTCAATATCATAGCAGTAATCCTCTGGATTGTCCATAGGAGCAACCTCAGCATCTCCTGCCTTAACGTACTCCGACCCAGAATTTGCTTCATGCAAGATATTAAATCCTTCTGCATATGCTTGCATGATTCCGTATTCGATTCCATTATGAACCATCTTTACAAAATGACCTGCTCCAGGACCTCCGCAATGTAACCAACCGTTTTCTGCGGGTGTAATATAGTCGCTAGGTTTAGTCCGCTCGGCAGCAGCGATTCCTGGGGAGAGTGCATCAAAAATGCCTTTACAAGTGGAGACCGCAGTATCTCCCCCACCAACCATAAGACAGTATCCACGCTCCAGACCGTAAACACCACCGCTAGTACCACAGTCAATATACGCGATGCCCAATTTTGCAAGACGCTCGGCTCTTTTCCGACTGTCCTTAAAATTGCTATTGCCATGATCAATAATAATATCTCCCTCACTACAATATCGTAGTAGCTCATCGATTGTCTCCTCTACTGTTTCTGCTGGTACAACCATCATGAAGACTCCAGGCACTTGTGTATAGACAGTTTCCCCAGATTTTTCGCCATAAACACTGGCACCATGTTTGACTATTTGAACAAGGCTTTCCAGAGAAGTGGTACATCCACTGATATAACCCTTTTCAAATTGTTCTTGAGCTTTTGCATAATTGTTCCTGTAACCCCATACTTCGTGACCTGCTGCAATCATACGACGAGACATACCCTCGCCCATACGACCAAGACCAATGATTCCGACTTTCATAATTTTCGTGTCGCTTACTATATTTTATCAAAATAAAATGGACCAAACTCAGATCCCCAGAGTTTAGTGTGATTTTCAACACAGTGACCAGTATCAATAACAATATATTGATTCTCGGAAAGATTTACTGTGCTCTTTACATAGGTTTTTTTGTCTCCTTTCTGCACAAAACAATTGCATCCAGAGATACGACCAAGATAACCATCACCATTAGGAATAAATCGGAGATCGCATCCATCCCTATGAATGAGATCGTCTCTTGTTAATTCATCTAGGTTATTGAATCCAGTAAACCTAGACTTATCTTTAATGTCGCAATTTTTTATTGTTATAGAAGTTCCTTCATCAATAATTTCTAAAACAAATTGTCGATATGGATGAAGAAGATCGTAAGTATATGCTTGTTCACCATAGATTAGTCCATCCCCTATATCTTGATGAACTAATCTAATATGTGCATAATAACTTGGATTTGAATATGCCTGCTTCTTGTTATCAAAGGTCCCAATTAATTGAGACTTAAAATGACCTATCATTACTTAGATAATAACATCTGACTGGTAACTTCTTGATGCTTTAGATACAATTTAACAAAACACTTACAGAGTGCTCTTAACTGTTCAACGTCCTCGCATCCATCAATTTCTCTTGAATGCTTTTCATACTCAAACATTTTTGATGTACTGTCTAAAGAAATATCGGATGGATCCATTGAAGTTAACTCCTTACTAAAGAAACTATTTACCTCAGTATGTATTACTTTGAACGATACTGAGTTGAACAATCCCATTTTATTGCGGACTTTTACTTTTGTATGTTGAGAATGAACCTTTACATCTTCAACAATGTAATGTTTACCAACAATCAAAAAAGAACGCGGATCATCATTATTACCCCAACGAACTTGTTCGTCAGTGCAACCAATATATTCTACTGTATCACCGACTTTGATCATTGAAATGACTTCTCTAATTCATTTACCTTAGCAAACTCAGCATATGCCTGCTCAGAACGCTCAGATAAAATTGACAAGATGTCATCTCTGATCACGTCATTATCGACGTAATCATCAAAATACTTATCTAGTGCTTCCTTCAAGTAACGTTTTCTATGCCACTCTGGGGAATAGGGTTTGTAATCCATGGTATAGGGTTTTCTATGCACGTATTATAGGATCAATCGATCAGGTTGTCAACCTTCCCGACTCTGCCATAGTCATCCTCCAGGCGAACGATGTCATTCTCATCGCATTCACCTGTTTGAGTTTCAATAAAAACTAGACCATCTGGACCAGCACAAGCTCTATGTTCAGAATGAGCGGGTATGACCCATACTTGATTAGGGAGACAATCATATCCAGATCTGTCTTGGATTATTTCTCCAGACCCAGAAACAATAACCCAAAACTCGTCTCTTTTCTCATGATACTGATATGAGAACTTTTGATTGGGATTGATTGTTATTCTTTTAACTTTATAATTTTCTTCTTCTAATAAGATTTCATAGAAACCCCAAGGTCTTTCGTATTTTTCCATACCAATGTCATTATACTTATCCAACTATAGTTATAATAGAAGAATTACTCTGGGTTGTCAAGATCTTGATCTTCTGCCATAAAGAAAAATACTTGATTCATTCTAAATTCTTCTCCAAAGTAATCATTGTTAACTATGTTCATACCATGAGGGAATCTAAAACCATCAAACAATACAAGTCGATTGTATTTTGGTTTCAATGATTCAATCAAACGAAAACTACTCTTTGGTCTCCAAGGTTGATAGTGTTCTGGACAATAAGGAGGTTCTTCTTCTGGACAGAGATTCTCATACAAATTTGTACCAGACTCTGTATCATCCTTGTTCAGATAAACGATTCCATTGTATCCTGGATCTTGATGTGGCCACCAATAACCATTTACATAATCATTGAAATCAATATCTTTAAACTTTGAAAAATTTGTAACAATAGTATTCTTATCAATACCTTCAAAATCAATAGGATCCTGTCCGCATATCTTTGCTATAAACTCATAGGTTTCTGCAATATCTCCCCTCTTAAAGAAATGTCTATACTCTTCAAAGTATATTCCATTGTAAGATGGAGTCTCTCCTTTCTTCCACAAAGGAGGTTTTATTCTCTGCAGAAGATTTACAACCTCATCAGGATTTTTATAGAAGTTATCAATGATGTAAACTGTAGAACCCTCAACGTCTTTTGTGTTGATGTCTAAGTTTTTATTAATTTCAAACATTACGGGTTCCTAGGATCAATTCCTAAACTGATCAGATACTCAGTCCACCATTTAGGATCTTTTTTTGTTTTCCAATTGGGAACTTCTTCCCCCCTCTCAAAATAATATTGCCAAAGTGCCTCATCTATAATCTGTGCGATCTCCATATTCCTCGTCCTCTGCATCAACATCTTCATACGGATTTGCCAAATAGGGTCCATGTGGTTTTCTGGATTCTTCTCTGACATAATCTTTCTCAACGTTAATGGCAGATAACCAAACGGCAAGTTTCATTACTATGTAGATTATAACAAGTGGTAAGAAACATGCAATTAGGATAAGGGGTTTCATTGGTCAATATCCCACAATTTTTCGAAACGATTTCTTAGTGCATTAATTTTGTTATTTTCTTGGACTTCCATTATGAATTCATTGATTCGCTTTTCGTCCTCAGTCATTTCCATACGATGCTTAATTTTAATGTCAATAAGACGAACCATATCCATGTAGTATTCTGGTGACTTACTAACAAATTCATCGTAGGTCATTAAATGAGTCCCTCCTGCTTCATATAATGAAGGGTTTCTTTCAAACCACCGATGTGTCTGAATCCAATATTAACTTGAGGATATTCTGCTTCGGGACCAAACTCTCTAACAAATCCTTTTGATGTAAAGTGTTGGTTTAGTTTGTATACTGCAATTTGAAAATTAAGTTTTTCCAACAGTGTTTTAGCACGTTGACATTCTAGATTATCGTTGCTGTAAATTACTGCGTTCATTAGTCCTCTTCGTCGGTAAACTCTAAAACAATTTGTTTAACACGTTTTCCACTACTATGAACAATAGTCTTGAAAGACGTTTGTGCTTTTAATCCATCTGCAATTTGATGGATTTGCCACCAGGGAATTTCTTTTTCTTTTGAGGTTTTCTCTACCATTTTGTGCTCCTGTTGAGACCAAACATATTCAGTCTCCGAACCATCTTTATGTATTACTGCATATTCAGTCATTGTTTTTTCTATGCTCTTCCCACATTTGGGCAACCAGATCTACTTCTGGAGGTCTTTTAAAAGTCTGTGGACCTTGAGATTTCAATTTCCACTGATCAATCTCTCCTTGAGTAGGAACTTTGATAGAAAATGCAGTACCTTCTTCGATGAACTCTTCGTTCATCTTCTTATATGTATCTGGAGTAATTTTATCAAATTCAGTCACGTTGTCTCCAATCATCAGGTTTATCTTGTTTGAACCAATCAATAATTTCGTCAGCACTTTCAAACCCCGTTCTATGGTTGGATGGATCGGGGTCTCCTAGTCCCATCCTATTCATAAAATCATCCATACTACCTTCCTGCATATCAGGATTAGCAGCCATTCTGCGTGCTTTCTTTAGCATTTCTCTGGCAGTTGTATTTGCTTTTCCAAGCTTTTCTGCCCAGATCATATCGTCTAATTTGACTTCTTCACCATTAGCAATGCACTTGCAGATGAATTCCAATCTTAATCTGTAGTTAGTAGACAGCATACTAGTCTTTTCCCTTCATGTTTATTTATTTTTTAGCGGAAAGTTGGGATCATTAAAACACTTATGCAAGAAATTAAATGAAATAGAAATTCTTGGTTCAGTTTTATTTTGATTTGGTTGAACACCATGTCTTACATGTGAAGGGAAAAGATATACTGTTCCTTCTTCGCATGGCATCCACCAACCATCAGCAGTATAAGGATTATCGTCTCCAACAACTGTCCACGGATTTTCAAAATCTGCGGTAGGATTTTGAAACTGAATATAACCACAGTCAGGAGGAGTCTTTACATAGTAAACACCGCTGACAGTTGCTTGATTATGAGAATGAGGCCAATTAAAATCCCGATATCTATTGACATTTACCCACATGTTATCAATAACAATTGGTGCAATGCCAATCCTTTGACACAAATCATTACCAAAATTGGTAAGTTCATTATAAAGGGGTTCTAAAACTTCTGGAGGATCCATAATGTCATTTGACTGGTATCCTCCCTGATTACTTACAGTTCTTCCATCACCATTCTCTTCCATATCCAGAGCCCAAGCAGCAAGTTTCTCATTATCAAGATCAAATTGTTCTCTTGCAAGATAAGTGATGAAAAGGTCGCGTAATTCAGGCATCAGATTCAGATTGGTGTTTTTTAATTGATTCTAGCATTCTTTTTGCAGTTTTCAAAGAGCGACGATATATTAGATATTTTACCACAGGATTGGCGGGATTGTTCATTAACCACCAGTACTGACGATCAATGTATGCTTTTGCTAACCTAGTTACATACACAAAAGCGGCAGCAACATTTTCATCAGTAAGGATGAAGTATGTTACTACCGCAAATAGTCCAAAGAGAACTGTGTGCCCAGAGTCCATTAGTTGAATTCCTCATTGCGTCTTTTATCAAGATAATGGATGATTTCTTCTCTCCATTCCATCAACTCATGAAAACATTTTTCGTCATGAGCATAGAGTCGGAGTTCTGGATCTGGTTTCAAAACACTCTCATAGAAAATAAAGAAGGCATCTTTTCGTTTTTGTTCCTTCTCGGTCATTAATTTTTCCCCTTTGATTTGTTTTTCTTGAGTTCGGATTTGATAAAATTTACTGCTGCAGTGTAAGAATTAGCATCTTTTATACAGCTACCATTATGTATAATTGCAAACTTCTTAGGTTTATCGGGATTTTTACATGCATAAGGAATGGCAGCATACATTCCGTCATTGGTTACATAACCCAACGGATCTCCTGGTTTGGGATCAAGAATTCCAGGACGTGCAATAAAGGGTTTCTGGAATTTTACCATCAACCAAATACTGCGGTAACACCCATGACAGTTGCATTAGGGTTGCGAGCAAGGGCAACTTTCTTTGCCTCATCATAGTTTGCGGCATGGACGATCTCATCAAAGACCTGACCAGCGACGTAGAGTTGAACTTTGCATTTCATGGGAGGTGTCCTCTTGATTGACTAATTATACGATGGATTGGGGAAAAAGGAAGGTTTCTTAAGATTCTTTTCAGATTGACCTAATGAAGGAAAGGTCAAAATCATCAGACTCATCAAAGTAGTCGCGGACTACTTCGCGTTCTTCCAACTGGTTATAACCTGTTAGAAAGAAATCAGTAACTTCAGGATCGGCGTTTGCAGTTACACAAGCTCCATTGTCCTTAATGTTATAAAGTTTGGATGATGGGATGCAACATGCTTTGCCTTTCTTGACATCAGTAATGATGAAGAAGTCTGCAAGTTTGTCATCATAATCTCCTGCTTGACGACGATTCTTCAGAATCAGTGCTCTAACAGCAGATTGAGATTTATTCTTCAGTTGAGTAACCTTTGACTCATAAGTTGTGCCGCCAGGACCAATCAAATCAATCCCAGGAAGATTGACACGCTTCAAAAGACCATTGCTGTACTCAGCATATGCTTTTTCAACCAATTCTCCTGCCTTAGGATACCGAAGGTTGTTGTCGGTATAACCATGGATAGTTTCCAGCAATTTGGAAAGGCGATCAAGTTGAAAAGTTTTGAAATCAATCATCGGCGGATAACAGAAACAGCGGGTTGACCTTCATTGAAGACCGTATCTACAACCGCTTGGACGCTCCGTGCGGTGCTGATACCAACCTTATCATACACTGGAACGCAAACTAATCCAAACGTCTTGTGACAGTTTCCCAAGCGGATCACACGACCGATCGACTGGGAGATACCAATATAGTCCATGTTACGCATGAACAATACTGCCTCAAGACCGTTGACGTTGATGCCTTCAGACAGAATAGAATGGTGCAGAACTACAAACTTTTTGTGCTCTGTACGACCCCAACTGTTCAAAGTAGCAAAGAATACATCGCGATCGACTTTCTTACCATCAACAACAGCACCAGTCTTAGAAGTAATATACATTACAGAATATCCGCGCTGATACATCTGCTGACAGAAATCAGACTGAGAGATCATACGAACAATCTGCTTGGTAGAACGAGCAGCAATCAAAATCTTGTTCAGAGAGTTGTCATCGATTGTCTCAATCAGGTTCTCGGAATCAGTCTTCTGATACTCGCCCTGAGGAAGTTCCTTGACAACAACTTTAGGAGGAAGGATGTAACCCTCTTCTACAAGTTTAGTAGCAGGAACATTGCAGATAACCTGACCGTAAACCTCAGAATCATTCATCCCTGGTTTGAATACAGTAAGAGAATGCTTAGGAGTAGCAGTGAAGAAATAGCAGCGAGCACCAGCAGAAGAGAAGTGCTCCGTAGCAGGGAAAAAGTTACGTTGGACCGAGTTATGCGCTTCATCGAAGTAAATAGTGTCTACGTTGATGCCAGACTCAACAATACGATGCAGAGAATGATAGGTAGTAAAGATAATACGATTACGCTTCCAAGTCTGTACTGCCCAGTCATAAATGTATCCTGGTTTAGTAGTAGATTCATGATTAGTTTCTCCGCTATGAACATGGAGAATACGAACCATAGGATCAGTAATGATCTCTAAGAACTCGGAACATAATTGATTCGCCAGCAATATACGAGGAGCAACAACAACAATAGTCTTAGGACCATGATTCTCAAGTTGTTTTTTGGCATCTTCGATCATGCAAATGGTTTTACCACCCCCAGTAGGGATGATGATTTGACCCAGATCATGCGCCTGCATAGCGTCACATGCTTGGCGCTGGTGGGGACGCAAGGTAATGGTCAAGTGTTCCTCTCAGATATGAACATATTATAGCAGAAAATCGTCCCTAGCGCGAACTAGGAGACGGTTTAGGAACTGGTCTAAAGGGGCAGTCTAAACATCCTGCTCCACAACATCCTCTATTCTTCATAAAGCTTTTCTAATCTTTCTCGGGAAAGATCAACATACATAACCTCTTGACCTTCCGAAGGTGCTTCTGGATGACGGGGTTTAGGAGGTTCATCCATCATCTTATTGATAGATTGGATATTACCCCACATCATAGCAAAAGCTCCGCCAGCAATTATGGCGAAGAATACAAAATAGGCAAAGACCATAAAACCATTCATAAAGCTATCCTATCAACCCTAACAAAGGTAGTCTAGTTGGTTTCTTTCTTCTTGTCAAGCTCTTCGCTAATTTTCTCTAATTGATCTGCCCAACTTTCTTTATGGGCACTCCATTTACCAACAGGACAAGAATCTAAAATTACTCTTGCTTTCTGAGGAACACTACATCCACACTCAAGACACTCTTGTCTTCTTTTGAGAAAATGTTCGCAACCTTCACAAATTTTATATCTCTCCGTATAAACTTTATCGGAGACCATTAAGGAATCAACGCCATTTTCGTTGATATAATTCAATAAGTCCCAGGAAAAGTTAGCAAAATTCTTTAACTTTTCTCCTAAGGGAAGGGGTTTTCTTTCTTCAGACATTGTTAAAAAATCAAGTCACAAAAATATTTATGGGGCAGGATAATTACCTTTTAGAGTAGATGAGTTGATACTACCAGTTACTGTGTAGTTAGATCCAGTAACTGCAGGACCAGGAAGTCCACCATTTCCACTGTTGAGAGTGTCGCCTCCAGGGGCAGCAAAAACGCCACCAGGAGCGCCATCTTCCCCCTTAGTGCCGTTGGTAGATCCGCAACCATTGTTGCCCCCTCCGTTGCCCCCTGTAGCACCTCCTTCAGGGTTTAAAAGGTTGCCATATCCCTGTCCGCTTCCGCCAACACCGCCAGCACCAGCAGATCCTCCAGAAACACTATATTCGTTATAGCATGTTCTATAATGTGTCCATGCTGATGTTACTCTCCAACAGTTACCCCACCAATTACATTTTTGTCTGTTTCTACATCCCCCACCTGTCCAACAGTTGCCAGATCTCCAACCACCAGGACAACCAGGGCAACTACCACAATTTTGATAATTTGATGGGAAACTACACCATCCACCACTACCTGTATTTCCGTTCTTTCCTCTTTCTCCTCCTCCACCGCCAGCATATAGTTTGGCAGTAGATCTTACATTTACAATAAAATTATTTCCAACATTAGTGATAGAAAGACCAGTTCCTCCCGTCTGTCCCGTTATAGGGAAACCAGCAGCAGTTGCATAAGCAGTTCCACCCCCACGTCCATGACTACCATAAACTTCTGCATGAACATCGATAGTAAAATTATGTGATGTTGCGTCAAATAGACCAGCAGCAATACCAGGATTATCAGAACCTAGTGTCCCTTCTTGCAACAAAAACTTTCTAATATTCTTATCTAAATTACTATTCCAGTTGAGAGCATCTATATCTAGATTAAGATCTGTTCCTGTCTGAGTATAGTAAAAATACTTGATAGTATTTCTAAATTGAGA